AATTAAACATCAGTGCTACACCAGGTAAAGATGCAAAAAATACAGTTGGTGAGTTTGTAGATCAAATGAAAAAATTTAATGTATCTGACAAAGACATACAGATGATGTTAGGATCTGGTAAGTCAGGTCAAGTACCATATGTTATGGAACAATACGGCATGAGTGCATCAGATGTAGTTGACACTTTAAAACGTGGTGATCCGTTAATAGAAGGTCTGGCACAAGGTGGACGTATTGGTTTTAAAGATGGACCTAATATGGGTCGAAGAAATTTTTTAAAAATAATGGGTGGCCTTGCAGCAATACCTATTGTTGGTAAATTTTTTAAAGTAGCAAAAGTAGGAAAGACTGTAACTAAAGTTCCTGTAATTAAAACTGCAGAGGTTGCAGGTAAACCAGAATGGTTTGATGCTTTAGTTAACAAAGTTATTCTTGAAGGTGATGATGTTACTAAAAAATTTGCAACAGCTGAAAGACAAACTGTTCATTCAAAAGATCTTGGAGATGGCACTACTGTAAGAGTTACACAAGACACTGACCAAGGTGCTGTAAGAGTTGAGTATGATAGTGAACAAAATGTATTCGGTGATACGGTACAGATGGAATATAAAAAACCATTACCTGATGAAGGTGATCCAAACCCTGCAGCAGAATTTTCTACAGCAGAGTCAGGTCCAGTTAGCAGACAAACAGGTCCAGATGATTATGATATAGACGTTGATGAGGTTGGTGGTTCAAGTATCAGTGATCTTGATTCAGATGTATCTAAACTAAAAGAATATGCAACAGGTGAAAAACCTAACATGAAAGAAATTGTACAAAACAAAAAAAGAAAAGATAAAGCTTCAGCTATAACAAACGATCCTGAAGCTCAATCAGATGCAGTAATTAGAAGACAGGGTGATTATGTTCCAGAGTATGATGACTATGCAACAGGCGGACGTGCAGGATATAGTAAAGGTAAAATAGTAAAAGTTGTGCAAAAAATAACTAAACCTAAAAAAACTTTAAAAAGTATTGAAGAGACTGGTACTATAAATATATCAGATGAAGGTATTGCATCAGAGTTTGAAAAATTTATGAAACAGTCTGATCCAGAAGGATATGCTAAGATACAAAAAATTGTCGACGACATTAATCAAAAAATAGAATTAAGAAACGCTAAGAAAGACAAAGGTCGTAAAGAAAATGCGTCTGGTGGCGTTGCTTACATGTTAGGCGAATAATGGATTTATTTGATAGAATAAAATTTTCTTCTGCTGTCTTTGACAACAACCCAGAAATAAATAAATTATTTAAATCAGGTCAATTAAAGTTTGCATCTGATATTGCAAGACCTGCACCAAAACAAGGTGTTATAGAAATAGATGCAATCAATGCATTTATGAAACGTAATCCACGAGCTGATGGTGGTATGTTAGTTAAACCAAGTGCTGATGGATCTAGACCTGGATATGCTGATGAAAGTTACAGAAAAGTTGTGAAAGATTTTACTGCAACTTCAGGACCTGGAACAGGACAAATTTTTGATGATCCAGCAGCTATTGATATAGTAAAAGCAAATTTAAATAAAATTAAAAAACAAAGAAACAATAAAAATTTATTT